GATCAGCAGGTATATCTCCCGCGTTGTCAGCAGCCACAATCCACATGGATATAAGTTGTCCCTTTTCTGCATCTGACAAGCTGGCCCATTTCTGGCTTGTCATCAAGGAGCGGTGTACTTTTATCCACGGAGGTGCGCCCCTGTCTGTCCTAAACGTTTGCCATACTCCCCAATCGTGGACGCGCAACTTCTTCATGGTTTGCGCATCCAACAAACAAACCTTTCGCATCCAGCACATACTACTTTCCCGTGATGTGGGCCAAATGGTCCTATTTCTACAGGATGTGGTGGCATAGTTCCGCAATACTTGCACGGCGATATAGCGGGGTGTTGGTGCGGGGGGTCAGGCGGGAACATCTGGTCGAGTTCTGCTTTTGTGATAGGTGTGCTCATTGTCCAACCTCAATACCCAAAAAAGAACCGACTTGAGGTTTGACTGACCAAGCAAGGTGAACGGAGACAAGCATCAAGGATGACGCAAGGCAGGGGTCTTGTTTAGCCGTATGGTCTTTCTCCACACTCAACAAATCGGTTCTTTTTTGGGCGTTCAGGTGCATTTCGTCTCCGTTCATGTTTTTGCATTCACGGCTTGTCAAGTTCCGTGAATATTACAACCGTATCACCGACTACCTGAAAAAGCAAACAAAAAACCCACTCCCAAAAAAGGGCGATACCTGTCAATTCAGGTCGAACTGGTGCGCCCGCGTATGCTAACAATCCCGCTTTTCTTTAGGCGTTCCGGGTTAAAACTTACACCTGTACTGATTTCGTGTGGTGCCCACGGCGCGGGAAAGTGAAGGAGGTGCGCTTGACTGGATCAGCACTGCCAGTGGTGTTAAAACATGCTTATTTGCGCTGTAGCCTTGTTAAAACGGCGGACTGCCGCATCGTAATATTCTTTGTCCAACTCGCACCCCACGAAATCAAAGCCGAAATTATGCGCCGCAATCGCGCTTGATCCGCTGCCGAGGTGGGTGTCAAGTATTCGTTGGCCTGGCTTGGCGTAGTTGGTTAGGAGCCACTTGTATAGCTTTACTGGTTTTTGGGTTGGGTGTATTCGGGCCTCTTTGTTTTTCATATCTCCCTGCAGCATCCCGCTCCACTGAAACCGAAAATTTCTTACAGCGGTTTTAAAGCTCGTCCACGCTAGTTCGCTATCCGCGAAATCTGAATTTCCGGTAATCTTATCCCATACAATCCAACATGGGCTTGGTTTCGCAATCCGATCAATAAAGTGGTTTGCGCCCCATATAATCTGGTTTTTGCTTACCCTCAGCAGTTCGTTAAAATATTCCACTGGTGGTGGCTCTCTATCTCCACCTGAAAATGGTTTATAATTTTTTGCTATTGCCAGCTTACCTCGGCTAGCATTCCTGTCGCCGTTTTCGCCAATACCATAGGGTGGATCGCAAATAGCCAAATCAAACGCTTTGTCGGGCAGGGTTGCCATGAAGGTCATGCAATCTACATTGAGCAACTCAACGCCCATCTTTTACCTCCCGGTGTAGCCGGTACACCAGACCATGCTCAACCTCATTGAACCGATGCACGAATGCGCCTTGATTCGCCCACGCAAGCACCTGTGAACATTCTGGACAACCTGGGCAAGACCGGAGCTTGAGCAGGCGAAGGTGAACAAGCCGCTGGATTCCGCGCTTGGTTGTGCGGGTTGATATGTCCGCACGATATTTTAGTCCGATGCACATTATATCACCTCGATAGCATCTTTTGGAACTTCAAAAAACGGAGTTTCGCCATCTTTTAAAGTGACAGCCCTGCCATTACCTGACACACACCCGTATGTATGCCCTGGAAACCCATATAATATTGTACCTGATTGGATATCGTTATCAAGCCACGGGCATTCGTCTGTGTAAATTTTGCGGATCACACGATATTTCATTGCCAAACCCCCATTTTTATGGCGATAAGGTTAGCCGCTAGAAGTAGGATTATAATTGCCATTGCTACGCGTTGCCAGGTGGGTAATGTTTTCATGCCTTGATTGCCCCGGCGCGGACCGCATTTATAACAGTGCGCAGTGCCAGCTCCCATTGTTGCCCCCAATTCTCGCCGGTCCGGTGCATGGCATCGTGGTGTTTTCGGCATAGCGGCATGGTTGCGATATCATCGGCCTTTTGCGCCATCCCGCCAACTAACCCAACCCCCCGGATATGATGCGGCTCTGCTTCTGCTCCACACAGGATGCACGGTTGCGTTCTTACCCACTTAAGGTATTTCTCAGACCGCCACAGCTTGTCTTTCTGGAATAGCCCGCTCATTTCCGGCCCACCCGCAGTATGAAGTGCAAGCAGTGTTCGCCCTCTTTGTAAAAGTCTTGCCACGATTGCATGAATTCACTAGGGGTAGCCGTGAATCTGGCGCACTTTTCTTTCCACTTGCAGCCGTCTTTTGCGTTTGAACATAGCGTTATGTCTGCCATCACAAAACCTCCGTTAAAACACGCCAACTTTTCAGGGCCATGCCGTCAAAAATTACCTCTACGGGGATTCCGACAAGGTTGTTCAAATCATGGACTTTTGCCTTAGACAAAAGAGCAGAAATATATCTCATAATTTCGTCGTACTGTGCGGACCTATCTTGCTCGGTCCATTTTGTGCGTTCCCCGCATTGTATCATTTTTTCATCCCACGCAGACCTGTTATCACCAACACCCCAACCATCGCCACCCAAGGTGAAATGTATACCGATACAAGCGTCTTGATACCCTCCGTGTCCGAAATATACAGACTTTATTTTGCCAAGCTCTTTTCTATCAGCCATCACTTGTCCTCCTTCTTTTCTGGTAGCGGGATGTAAAGCCCAAGTTCGGCCCATTCCTGGCAAATTGGCTCTATCATGTTATCCCAAAATTCTTGGGTATCGGTTTCCGTTGAAGATCGTACCCGCATCAAATCATTCATCCCCGGCAAGTCGCATGTGTCGTAGCCCAGATATTTCTTCTTGTACCGGGTATGCAAATCATCCGCCGTGAAGGTTTGCCCGGTGGTGCTGAGAATGTACGCGATAATGGCCGGGTAGACAGCTGCCCAGAGGTACGCCCGTTGCTTGTTGGTAGATGGCTTGCGGTATTTCTTGATTGCAACCGTGACCGTCTGCCCCTTGCCTATGGTGCCTAGGTGGTATGTCAGCAGGCGCGGCACGGAGTACGTCAGTTGCAGATTATCGGTTATGGTGGCAACCAGTTCCGGTTGTTTGTGGTCACTCATCTTGTGCCTCTCGCAAAATACCGCCATGTTTTACAATCTCTCTCGCGTCGAACCCGATAGGCAAGCGTTTTACACTTGCGTAATTGTACGGTCTGCAACCTCTGTTGCCATGTCTTTGTAGCTTTTAATCAAAATATTTGCTTTCGCTTGTATTGCTGGTGGCAAAGTGTCGATTGTTGGGCGAGCAATTTTCTCCCATTCATCAATGGCCGACAGAGTAGTCAGAGTGTCTAGCTTTGACTGTATGCGGGTCAAGGATTCATTAGCGGATTGGTCGCGTAGTGCGTCCTTGGTTGGGTCTGCATTTTTTGTGTTGGGAATCAGCGGGGAATCAACCGACTCTCCATCAGAAAACAATGGAGCCTCACCTTTATGCCAAAGGTCAAGGGCCGCACCAAATCGCATGGCAGCGTTGCGCAGGGCATCACCGATTCGCTCTTTCATGGCGTTCCCGCCCGTCTTGCCTTGGGCATCACCATAGCCGAGGCGGGTCACTCCGCAGACTGTGAGCTTGATCCACATTCCGCCGTCTTTGTCGATTACCGGGTATCCATCCGTGCCAAGGGAAAGAAAGTCCCATGTCCAAGCTTCGTCAGCCTCAAGAAGCCGTGCTGTCAAGGCAGCGTGGCCCACAAAATCAAGATGCACTGTTTTCGATGTTGCATGGTACCCGCCGCACTCCTTGCATGTTGCCTTTGGTAGTTTCTTCCATTCGTCGTTGGAGATTGTCGGCTTGGGAAGTTTGTTGATCTGCTCAGGCGGGAACGGGTCGCGTAATCGTGCAAGCCCTGCTCGTTTCTCTGCCGGTGTTTCCGTCATGTCTATTTCTCCCGTGATTATTATGCTTGCTTTATGTCCATTGCCCGCGATTTTGCCCTTATCGCTTCCATGGATAGTTTTTTCCTTGGTGTCGTGTCATTCGATGGCCGTTTGAATTTTATCTTTTTGGCCTTTTTCTTCTTGATCTTCTTGGGTTTTCTCAGCCCATGCTCGATCATGTGGCAGTTGCCGCAAAGGATAATCAAATCTTCCGGTTCTTCATCACCGCCGTATCGGTCATAGGTCAGGTGGTGGACCTGGATTGATCTCGTTCGACCGCAAGACTCGCACCGCTTTCCGCGAAAGTGTAAAGGTCAGCACGAATCTTTGCCCATGCAGTGCTTGTCAAGAAACCAGTGGCCTTGTATTTTCTCATAAAAAAGCCCCACCAGACAAAACCATTGGACTACCAGCCGGGAAGCAAGGGAGAGGTGGTTTATCTGATGGGGCAATATGTGATTTCATTTTTTAGCTTCCCGGCTAAATGTGGTGCGTTGACTGCTTCTCTCATCTTAGCACCTTTATTTGCTGAATGTCAAATACTAATTTTCCTCCTCCACCAAAACAAGCTCGGCGTAATTCCCCTTGAACGGCAAGAGCATATCTTCGTGGATTATTGCCACCAAATACCGCTCGTCCTCTGACCAAATCTCAAAAACTGCTTCGTCGGTGTCGTGGCGTTTTACTTTGAATAGCGGCATATCAACCCCCTAAAGTTTCGAATACTATTTTGAAACCTGCCCGACAATTTCACTCTTTTTACCAACCGGCTCCCACATGGAAAACCCATAAAAATACACAGGGGCCACGACCGAAGAAAACAAGATTGCACCCCACACAATATTGCCCCATACCAACTCATATTGGATTTTTTCGTTTTTCTTTTCATCCTTGCTGAGCAGCCCGTAGGTGTCATATTCTACCCCGTCAATTACCTTCGTGTTGGCGCACCCGGAGAATGCCAACGAAACAACCACCAACACAATTATTGCGATTTTCTTTTTCATTTCTTCTCTCCTAAAGTTTTGAATACTCAAAATCATCAATGGCGTTTTGCCCGCGCACCATTTCACGCCTGCTGCGGCCCATGTCCTCCTCTTCGTCTGGATTGAAGGGAATATGCGTACCGTTACATTCACGGCAAACCGGGCCGATGATGGTGCTGTACCATTGCTCGTCGTAATCGTATGCCGTGTGGCCGCATTCTGCACAGGTTATTTGTTTTGCCACGATCTCTCTCCCGGTTATGGGCTGCGTCGTGCTGCCCTGTTGTCTAATGTATACCAGAGATTAAAACCTTTTGTCAAACTTTATTTTCATCTTGTTTCGTTAATTTATCTTTCCGTTCATCTCTCCGCCGTGCTGCCTTATTTTTCCTTGCATCCTCAGTTATAGAGAAGCTGCCGTAAATACTCTTACGATCCTGTTCCTCTGTTAGGTCAGAATTTAACCAGTCAAACATCTCTGTTAGCCTGCCGCCCATTAGGAATCCTCTTTCAATAAAAAGTCTGTGTCCGACTCAAACATGCCAGTTCTTAGGTTGTTGATAATCTGATCTATGTTGTCGGTGGTTATTCCGGTTCCCACAAGGTCTTTCGCTACCACCCCCAACTTCCCATTTTTTATAAGCTTATCGTGTAAAATACGTTCAAGTGTTCCCTTTTTTGGTAAAATAAACATAGATTCATCTCCTAGAAAAATAAAGTTGCATCGTAACCGGGTGCATCTGCCAATAGCCAATTATGGCAGGGTTATATGTCTGGTGTAGGTGGTGGTATAGCATGGCCCCGGCTAGTATGGTGGTTAGTAGGGATATGATTATTTTGTCTGGGTTCATTCCGGCCATCCAGAAATAAACCTAGAATTACGATCTTCTTTTAGGTAGTCTCCTCTCCCGGTGCTCCCGGCCATCCTCCACACGCTTACAGCAGACGATTCGGCCAACATGCTTTTTGCGTATTCAATGGCCGCTAAGTGGGCAGCTTTCCCGGTGGGATATTTTTGCCCCCTCCCGAAGGGGAATATAATTTGCTTTGTATCGTTCCTGTATGCTTCCGGACCGTATTCTGGGATCGAGACTCTTCGAGTAATATCTACTCCATAATAAAATTTCATTTGTCTGTCTCCATCTGAACAGCCCGTATCTCCGCCGTCTTATCCGCACACACAAACAGGTTGCCGAATATTACCACCGCCCACAATAGCAGGAATAGGGCGGCAATGGCTTCCGTGGTGCGGCGTTTCTTTGCTGCTTGGTCGGCAAATAAATTCATTTGTTCCCCTCCAAGAGCATGTCTATAATAGAAAATCCGACAAGCACAACAACGAAAGTCGCAGTAATCCACGCCCGATCAAAAACTCTTTCCCATGATGTAAACCCTGTACTTAAAAGAGTAGCCTGGGCAATAATCATTGACAAATAGCCAAAGAACAAATCTTTGTAGCTGATTCTTTTCATAAGCACTCCCTCAGTTAATCTCGATAAAAGTAAGCTCTGCCGGTACAATCTGCCCCTTGCACTTCCGGCAAAACTTGGCATGTGGGTCGCCGCTGTTTTGCATTTCCTTTGCCTTTGCAGCCCTGCGCCGGGATAGGCAGAGTTTGTCCCAGGTTGGCCGGGTCATCTTCGTTTCAAGGCCGGATGTTATCGGGCAGATTTCGACATTGGTGCGCCAGAGTTGGGTTGTGGTGCCGGATCGGTGGGGGATCATTTCGACACTCCTTTTATCTCAAGCGCCCTCGTTATTCCGCTGACCAGAGAACCGTTGTTAAGCCCAAGATTTTTATAAGCGATCCAGGCAATCAAAAGGTGCTGTACGGAATAGAAAGATTCGTGTAATTCGTGGCAGTGGTATAGAATTTCTTTAATGTTTATACGCCCAGTAGACGAACCGTTTTTATATTCATATGGATGGAACTTAATCACCCCCGCCTGTTCGCCATCAAAAGAAACATCCCAATTGTCAAGCACCTTACCCCAAGGGAATTTGCTCATTTTGCAATCCTCCGCAGGGTCGATTCCGATCATTGCCTTTGCTCTGGCTATGGCGTGGTCTTTGTTGAGGTAGACAGTTCCACGGGCAAGCCGTAGATTATCCCAATGGTGGTAATCCCAATGACAACACGTTACAAGCTGGTTATCGTAAACAGACGGTATAAAATATTCTGTACCATTTTTCGGTTCAGCAGTCTCCGGCGCAGGCACCTCGAACCCGTTTACCGTTATTGTCTTGGGGGTTATGGTGTAGTCGGAAAAATCAGCGTTAAAGTGTGGGTTGTTGGGTGGTTTTCCGCCGCATAAAATGTTGGCTCCCTCAGTAAACGGCACAATAATCGGCAATCTTTCTTTCCACCATTTGCGCGAATACATTTCATCGATCATCTTGATCCGCCCGGCATGTTCGCAATTACGCTTGCATTTCCGGCACAATACCCCGTTCATGGTTGGTTCTCCTGTTTTGACGCAGTTCATCTTATCACCAATTATGCGAAGTTTAGAAAGTCAAGCTCAGTGCCAACATGGAAAAGCTTCTTTCTCCTTGGGAATAGTTTTTTGCTCATTTTCCTCACAGACTGTCCCTTCCACTTACATCTGGTTTTTAGAAAATCATTGGCTTCTTTTCTCGTTGCAAACGCTCTGCCGAAAACTGACATTTTATTTCCTCCCTGCTAGGAATTTCTCAACCAACTCCACAAGAACCTCCGTTACATTCTTGTCAGCTCTTGCCGCCGCGATCCGGAGCTTCCGCTTTGTGGGCAAGGTTAGCCGGAAGCACGTTACACCAGTTTCCTCTTTCATATCTCCCTCCGTAATTATTGTTTTGTGATACAGTATGCTCATAAGTTACCACGGGGAAATTTCCTTGTCAAACTTTATTTTTGCCTTGTTGGAAAACTTTTTGTGTTGACAATGTGGCGTTTTTTCTGTAGGCTGTGAGAAAGGAGAAAATCATGGACCCCAAAGAAACCGTTATCGCAATGTGCCTTGCCGATATGGCACAAGCAACAGCATGGCTAAATTTCACCACCGCGCAAGCTAACCACGATTTGCAACGACATGGAGAGTGGAGATGTGACTACGCCATGCAAGCCAGTTCATTTCAGGGCGATTTCGACAAGGCTGGCCGTGAACTAATGAAGCACTCAGCCACAAAATAATGATGCAGGCCGGGGAAAGCCCGGCAAAGAGTTAAGGGCGGCGGTGGTTCAACTCCACCCCGGCGCATTTGGCCGATTGGTGACGGATGAGAGGGTTCGACTCCCTCCCGCCCTTTTACAGATTAAAACAGGAGAAAGATTATGCCGCCAGATGATATCCCCGAAGATAAAGAATTGTCATACCCTTGCGAGTGCGGGGGAAATATTACTAAAGACCCAAAACAGGGCAACCAGTGGCAGTGCGATAATTGTAACTGGATGCCAGCGCCGACGGGCCAAGATAAATGAAAAAGATACCCAAGACAATCCAGGTTGACGCATACCTAAATGATGAGTGGAGGCCGATATGTGGTGGTTGCCATTTCCTTGCGGGATGCGAAGATACCATCTACAGCATGGCCGCAGGGAAAGCACCCGGCCCCAACTGCCCTATCTGGCACAAGCAAGACGACACAGGAGCGGAGGACGAGGGTGAATAACTATGGTCACACAGGAAAGACTGAAAGAGTTGTTTGATTACATTGATGGTCATCTGGTCTGGCAAATATCGAGGGGCGGGGTTAATGTTGGTGATATAGCCGGAAGCTTGAGCCATGGATATGTGCAAGTAAAAATCAACAATGTGAATTATAGAGCGCATCGCCTTATCTGGCTTTGGCACTATGGGTATTTGCCGGAGAATGATATTGACCACTTGAATCGAATTAAGGCAGACAACCGCATTGAAAACTTACGTGAGGTTGGGGATGTTTGTAATCAACGCAACACCACCAACCACTCAACCAATACAAGTGGGGTTAAGGGTGTTTGCTGGAATGCGAAAGCAGGTAAGTGGCATGCAAACATCATGGTAAATGGTAAACAATATTACTTGGGCTATCATTTGGACTTTTTTGAGGCAGTTTGCCATAGACTTGCTGGAGAGCAATCCCTTGATTGGAGTGGTTGCGATGATTGCTCCCCGGCTTTACAGCATATTAGGAAGGAGATAACCAATGTGCGATAAACAAACGCGGAAAAAGATGCTTGAAATAGACTGTTGCGCGGCCTGCCCATTTCAAGGATATAACGGAGCAAAACCTATGTGCTTCAAGACCAAAGAAACACTGGACAGCGTAGATACCCCGCCACCAGTCTCATGCCCCCTACCAGACAAAGCCGGGTGGTTGCCAATTGAGGCGGAAGACCTAGCCGTTACTGGTTATTATTGGTGGTTGCCAGAATGCTCAAGCGGCAATTCTGACGAGCCAAGCAATTGGACCATTATCGCATGGCATCCGCAAGACACCAGCGTGGCCCGTAGCGGTGTCTTTGTTGGCCCCATCCCATCACCACCGGAGACAATGGAATGAACGAGGACTCGAAGACAGAGTATGGGGAAAAGTGCGAGTGCGACGAGCTGCGAGACAAAATCAGGAACAAATCGGAGCTTTGTCGGGTGTGTGGGTCTGATGCAGAGGCTCAAATAAAAGCACTTGAAGAGGCCAGAGAGTACAAGTATGCCACGCTCGGTGAGGCATGGAACCAAGATGCTATGGTAGAGTTAGGGTTAAACACCGATAGCTGTGCAATAGGTTTTATCTCAGGATTTAACGCAGCCCGTGAACTAAAGGAGAAATAATGGAACACTTTCTATGCCCCACCTGTGGGCCTCATGTTCGTGCCGATGAAGACGGTTGCTGTGCCACTTGCGGGCGCGATACAATTACAGAAAAGTGTGGATGCATCCCCCCCAAGCAAACAGGCAGGAAAACCGTGTACAAATTCGCGGACCTGCTCAAGCTGAAAAAGAAGTTTTACAAGGCCGATGCTAAAAAGATAGGGAATATTAAGTCGTGTGCCTCGATATGGGCGAAAAAGAATGGGGTTGTAGTTACTACTCGGATCGGGAAGTATCGCGGGAAGGATGGTATCTGGGTTTATCTGGTAGAAAATGAGGCATGAAAGTAAACGCCAGCGATTGCAAGTGCAACAAGTGCGGAGAACAAGCCGTTGCGTTTTGGCCGTGCATCGACCCAGACATAAGGAGTTTCCCGTGGTGCCGGGTATGTTTAACGGTGGCGCAGAATGAACTACTTTTTTCTATGGCTGAATAAAACAGCGCCCCGCGACTAATCTGAGGGGAAAAGTCCGGGGCGCACCATTAGCCGGGAGAGGGCGGCTAAATTATGATTTAAGAATTTCGCTGGAAGTGTGGCACATCCTTGAACGCGTCTTCTTTCGTCCAATCATGATCGAAGTTGCCACCCCATCGGTTCTTTGGGTTGAGTGATTCCCAAAACTTGCCAAGCGGTGCCAGGATGTCCCGCGCCTTGATTGCCGGGAGCCCGTTGATCCAGACACCATCCTTGAAAAAGTTGAGATCAATAGCCAGCTTCTTGAGGTGCAAGCTGTTCATTGTCTTGGATTTCCCGGTTTTCACATAGATTGCCTGCTGATCCTCGGTGCGCAGCATCTCCCCTGCTGTCCGCTGGAACCCAAGCCGCTTGCTTTCAACCAGCAGCTTTGCGACGTCATCCAAGAAAGCGTCTTGTTCTGTTACCAGTCCCATAAATTACCCCATCGCCTCTTTTTTGTTTTTCCCGGACCAGAACGCAGGGCCTCCGCAAATCTTAACGGCTTGATAATACTCCCTGGCCCGAAGTATTCTTGGCCTCTTTAGCCACCACCACCCACCGTCAATCAGCCGCAGCATGTTGTTGAGGAAAACACGGTCAGCCTCTTCCTTGTCGGCCAAGATAGTGCCTACCCCGTACATCCAATCGTGGATATTGCAGGCAGTGGTTATCCGTAGCCCCCAAATAGTATCAGGTACAAGAATCCCAATAATCCCCCTCGTCCCACATCCGTTAACCAATTCAGCGCGGGCTACGTCAGAGAGCAACCAATATTGTTCAGGCGCGTATAGTTCAGCCATCACAGCACCGGCAAGCCCAGGGTAGCCGTGGGATCAGAAACGGTTACGGTCTTGGTGTTGTACAGATACACCGTGCCGCCGTTTGATACCGTCACCGTTTGCGTAGCGCATCCGGCCAGGCTAAGTAATACCACCACGCAAATAATTGTTTTCATCGTACAGCCTCCACGCTAAGAGCAGTTAATCTGCAAGAATCCACAGCCAGCAAAAGGGCCAGCGGGGATATGTTATTGTTGCCGAGGTTTACCAGCAGGGTGCCGTCCGTAGCCCTTTCAAGCAAATCAGGAAGATGATCTTGGCAAGCCCCGCAACCAGTGCATTTCATGGTGTTGATTTTTACCTGTATCATGCCGCGCCCCCTGCTGTTTTTCACGGAGAGGAAAGCCCCCGCTTAATTGAGCCAAGCTCTGGATGCTGCAAGGCGCAACGCCCCTGCAACTCCTCAATAGCGGACTTCTCTTCCGCTCGCCACTTGTCGAACCAATCCATTTTATTCGATATTCGTGCCAAAAATATGTTTACGCCGAGCAACAAAATAACGCATGAGCCACCAAAAAGATACCACCCAAGCTGTTCTACCGTCATTTTGCTGCTCCATTCAATAACCGCATTGCGTAAATACCGGGGATATAGTCACACCATCGCGGCGCATATCCCGGCCCTAATTTTTTGAGAACATGCCTGATTGCCCAGACGCATTTTGTGCCTGGGAATCTAGGCTGCCCAACAATATCATCTAGCATTTCCTCTATCTCTGGGGATAACTCGATGCCGGTATCAACGGCGATATTCATTGAAAGCACGATAGCCCCACCAGGATAGAGCGCAAACCTACCGCCACTGCGCGTAAATGACCACGCCTGCCCACACGCACAAATAGAAACGGAATCAGCAGGGCGGCCCACTAGCGCCTTAATTACGGCATAGGTGGTTTGGGGCCGGTGAAACAAAATAAAAATATTCCGGCCCTGTACCTTGTCGCCCTGTACGTAGTAGCTTCTTTTCGCTGTATGGATAAACCAGGCAGAAAAGCCAATGAATATCGGCCATGAAGAATCAAAACCCCACATTTGCCACATAACCTGACCGGCCAAGTCTATCCACGCGGCGATGCAAAACAGGGCCACAAGGGAACGATAAAACAAAGCCCTGCCTTTTGTCTCTGCAAGCAGGGCTTGTAGGACAAACGCCATAGTCATGTATTTTGCCATGAGTGCAAGCTCCCAAACGCCGCGTTCTGATAAAAACGGGTTCAGGATATGCTCTATGCAAACGACATAGACTATGGCGATTATCCACAGCATCACACCAGCCTGCCCTTTTTAGGGTTGCGGGGAGGGGTTGATGCTGACTTCTTGGGTTTTGGTGATCCGGCCATTGTGATTCTCCTTTATTGTGTTGGTTGCTGTTCTTCAATGAACCCCACAAAATCCTGAACATCTTCGTCTTTTTTGTATTTCTGTGACAGCGTATTGGTCAAAATCGGCAAGGACTCAATCGGCCTTCTGCTATTTTCAGAAAGCCAGTTTACAATTTTAGGGTTGGTCATCCACTTTGCCGCTCCGTATGCTGTCGCTGGCCCAACTACCGCGCCGACGGCTGGGAGCACATTGCCGGTTACAAGGGAGAGAAGAACACCACCACCAAGCGTTCGATCTAAAGAGATTGCCTGTTGAGTGCCAGACACATTTCGGAAAACCTTTGACCCTGTGCGGATGTTTTCCGCAACCTTTGCGATTGAGTCAAGGGATTTTGCATATTTTGGGTCAATGTTTGAAAACAAAGCCGATTTTGCCCGAGGATCGATCTTGTTCCAGTTTGTCAAGAATGTTTCTGTAGAAAAAACATCCCCCGCCACGTTTTGGTTTCCAGATGTTGCCTTTCCCATTGTTCGCAAAAATTCATGCGCCATCTTTTTGCGGGTATCAGGTGGCATGCTCCGCAATACTTTGTTAATTAGCGTCGGTCCTTCCTTTGCTTCGCCTGTCGCCGCCGAGTAGATTTTTTCATAAGTTTTGTTCGACATAACATTTTCCAGCACATCCATCCTCCCCTGCCCTGCCTTATAAAACTTGGTGGCCCTCGACAGAAGAGGAATGGCGTCGGCGGGTAAGCCTTGTTCAATGTCTCTCGATATGGCCCCGTAAAGCTGTTTTATTTCAGATTTGGGAATATCCGCCACCAAGTCGGAAGAATCTAGCAAGTAACCGATCCTGGTACGCAGTTCCTTCAACGCGCTGTATGGTAATTGCCGCCCTTTTGCAAGCTCTGCCAAGTCGTTTTTCAGCATCTGAGGAAGTTCTTCTTTTAATACTTGCGACAGTTCCCCCTTCCTGGCGTTCAACTCATCAATAACGATGCTTGTCCTTTTTCCCCCGGACAAAGATTTTGATCCAAGCCGTTGGGAAACCGTTTCTTCCGCTGTAGCTTGGTCAATCATCTGCCGCGTAAGGTCGTCAATCTCGCCCTGAACTTGGTTTATGTCTGCCAGGGTGTTTTGTACGTTGGTACGCCGCTTGGCAATAGTCTCTCCAGTATCTGCGACAATATTCCCCTTTATTCTGGCCAGCTTTGGATTTATAAACTCTTCCGAGGTTTGACGGGCACCCCTGATTCTGGATGTTAATTTTGACAAAGTATCGAGGGTGTTTTTAACGCCTATCGGCTGAGAAGGTTGTACCACATTATCGATAGCGTCATAAAGTTCTGCGGCCTTTGCCTTAAATCCTTCCGCAAATGTGCCAACCCCTTCTTTTATGCTTTTGCCAACAGATACCCGGCCCCCGGATCTACCGGCAATTTCTTCGATAGTTTGGGCTATGTCGTCCGCCTGCGCTGTCGCTTTTTCGTTTATTACCCCGGCACTTCCAGGGCTGCGAGACAGAAAGCTTTCAACGGCTTGCGGCCCTCTTCGCTGTGTTGCTTGCCCGACTGTCGGGGCTGTCCCTGCCTGCTTGAATGTGTCGATGTTTTCAGCAACTCTTCCCGCACCACCAGGGCCGCGAATCACACGCCTAGTCATGTTTGGGACTTGCCCAGCCATAACAGGGGCCATGCTGCCCACAATACCTGCGGCCATTTGGGCACCTTCACCGCCGCCGCTCTCGCGCACCATCCCAGCAGCACCCGCGCCAGTTGCCCCGCTTACCGCTTGCGCTACTGGTTGCGCTGAAATGGCTGTCTTTATTGCCTGGCCAGCAGCAGAAACAGGGCGCATTGCCGCGCCAGCAGCAGGAAACGACATGGCGCCAGATACCCCACGAATAACGTCCCCACCGACAGAAGTGTCACGTTCTGCCCCTCCTGCGTCAAAAAGCTTGCCAAGCTCTTCAGATGGCATGGACAAGTAAGGGATAGTCTTTCCCGTGGCCTTATTAACCCCCATCACCCCATAGTTGATAAGGGTGTTCATGGCATCACCAACGGCAAGAGGTAAGCCAGCCGCCCCTTCAACCACAGACCGCGCCCCTGATTTTATATCTGAAATTGCAGAACCACCTTGACCTACATCCTTACCGTCCACAGATACAACCTCGACGGAAGGGGTAGATTTTGTCGTTGGTTCGTCAAACTTGTCAAACGGGTTTGCCTCAGTCGCGTCAAACTGGTCGAAAGGGTTTGCCATTTACATGCCCTCCGGCAAGTAACCGTATTTTGCTTTGAACTGCGGGCCAAGAGCTGGGTTATTTTTCAGCATCTCTACAGCTGCTGAAGGGGCAGTATTATTTCCATTTTGCTGTGGCCCTGCATATTTTTGGTGCAAGTTTTTTATCGTTCCGAGAGCTGCTTTTCTTGTAGAAGTAGGCACCGTGCTGTCTCCAATCTGTCCAGCCATTTGCCTATATAACGCGGTGTCTTTATCTGATTGCGGGCCCTCCATCCTTGGCATAGCCATCATCAGTCCACCTTCTAATGCCTTGAGCTGAGCTGTCGCCTTTGCCCCCTTTGTTGAAAGGCCTACCGATCTTCCGGCAAAGTCTACCCCCGTTCCTATAAAGCTCCCTGTGGCATCGCCTAAAAGTTTTTCAGCTTGTTCAATTAGCCCAAGTGCTTTACCCGCCCCAATCTTTGTTTTTGCTGCTGTTCCACCTTCAAAAGTTCCGGCAGCTTTCTCGCTGGCAATTTTACCCTGCAATGATGGGTCGCTGGCCGAACCTACAACGGTGGTGCCGGCAACATCTATAGGTTCCATTTTACCGGTTCTTGCATTAAATGACATTACTCCTCCGGCTGTTTGCACAGGGGTATAGTATGGGTTACCGCCACCACCAGCCCCTCGGTTTTCAACCCGCAAAACAGTATCAGGCCTTGCAGCTTTTGGCATATCTTCCGTGGTTCCGTCCGAGTAAACAACCCGCTGCCTGTCTCCCAGATCAATGGCCTTTTCTATTTTGCGAGGCTTTTCGTAGCCAGGAATTGCCATAGCTTTCGCGCCAGATGTAGGTGTTTTAGGAACATATTGCCCGTCCTGTATGTCGTATTCAGGCGGGTTGAGCTGGTCGTATGCCTTTGCTATTTGCTCCACGGTTTGCGGGTTGAATGGCGGGATAGGTTCTGTTGGAGGCCCGAATATCTGCTCAAGCTGCTGTGTGGCCTGCTGATATGCGGATTCCTGTTGTTCGGGTGGCAGAGCGATAATACCCTTTGCCAGCTTACCAGCGGCCATGAACCGCTCCATTTTCTCCTTTTTCTGCACCGCATCCAGTTGAGCAAGTCCGATCTTGTTTTGTATTCCAGAATGCTGTATCTGGTTTACGGCTATGGCGTTCTGCCCAATCGAAGCGAGTCCTGCGCGGGCAGGAGCGAAAGTGTCAAGGTTCCCAAGGCTTTGATAATCTGGCATATTGTTCCCCTTATTTGTTTAGATATTGGCCAATTTGATACTGCCCATATGCCTGTAGAGGTATTGACCCCAGGTTCGAATACATATTTGCTTGCTGCTGCCCTGCGGCAAGTTGGCCCTGCGCTATTGCTGCCCCGGAAGCCTGCTGAATATTACCGACATTCGCCCCGGTTTGCAATGCCGCGCTTCCAGATTGTGCTGCCGCTCCAGCCCCTATCTTGGCCAGATCTAGTTGTCTATTATACCCTTGCTGGTTGACTAGGTTTTCAAGCCCCACCACTTGTGCCCCACGGTTAAAATAATCTTGGTCATACCCCTGCTGCGCACCATATAAAGTTGTCGTGTTGCCGAATTGCCGTTGTGCCTCCGCCGCCGCTCTCGCATAATTAGCAGCATCTACATTGTACTGTGTGGTGTCGGTGGAGCTTTGTAGCCCAAACAGTTTTTCCAGCCGGGAAAGATCGCGTTCAATATCCCCGGCGCTTTGTGTGTAGCCCATTTGGTCGGTGCCAGATGTTTGTGTGTATTGCTGCCCAAGAAGCCCGGCTTGTCTGGTAATATCTCCGGCTGTTTCACCATACCGTATTCCGCCCAATCCGGTTTCCATCCCGTAAAGTTGGCCGAACTGGCCGAGGCTCCTGGTATAATTCCCCTCTTGCCGCCCATATTCTTGCTCAATCAGGGGCAAAATATTACGGATAATTGCATCTTCAGATGTTGATGATCCAGAAAGTCCCTGCGCAGACATTCTGTTATTAAGAGTCCGCATCAGTTCATTTTTGCTGGCCTGGAAATAAGGCGAATTTTCATCAAAGGTTATATTCGGATTTAACGCCTCCGCTTGCCCAATAAACCCTTGCGCTCTGTCATAGTTTTGGGCGGCTAATGGATTGATGTCGGCAAGCCGTCCCGTTAAATCACGCTGGCCGGTTAAATCCTGCGCGGCAGCGGTGTTCATGCTGCCAACCCTTGACGTTATCGCCCGTTGGCCTGAAAGATCGACATTAACCGTTGGATTTATGGCTCTACCGGCCATTTCCCCCAATGTGTTAAGAGACTCTGACCCGTAATCATATTTGTTTTTTTCCCACTGTTGCAGCATTGCATTTTCTGTTGCAAAAGGGTCTTCTCCTGGGGTTGTTTTGTAAAAATCTTCTTTGTTTGGCTCCTGGCCAGTACCACCATACGCCTCTGCTATTTGTTGTTTCCATACGTTAATATCGCTACCCTTATACGCCGCTGGAGTTGTTCCAGACTTATCAAGGTGCTCAGCCCACACCTTATCGTATGCCTCTTTGTATTTCGGGTCGTTCTCGTACAAATTTTGGTTTGCTGCAAAATCCTCCCCGGACATATCGTTGCGGCTAGGAGATGCGGCCACGGCTTTGTCGTATGCCGCCTGATCAAACTCCCGCGTAGACTGACCAGACAGCCGGGCAAGGTCAGAGAGAGAATTTACCCCTATATCCCGAAAGGGAGAATAATCCTCCCGCGACTGGTTGTACATGTCCCATTGTGCTTGGGTGGCTGCGTCTGCGCTTGCCGCTTGAGTATTTGCGGCGTTTTCTGCTGCGTCTGCGGCTTTCCCGCTACCGAGAATGGAACCCCCTATCCCGATAGCAGCCCCGCCCAATATTGCTGCCGCTGTAGAAATAGCCATAGTGTCATACTCCTTTTATGAAATGATGCTCAAGATGCTTGAATCCGGTTCTGTAATAATGGTCAACAACCCTTGATTCTTCCTTGTTTCCTGATGTTGCCACCACCACCGCCGTTGCTCCCCGCCTCTTGGATTCACGATAAAAGGCTTTTATCAACCTGGCCCCGGATGTCCCTCTATGTTCAGGCAAGACAAACCACCATAATTCATGGCTTATAAGCTGGCGCGCATTAAACATCCAGGGGACAATCATCCCGGCTACTGATCCGACTATTTCACCATTTTCTATCGCTACCAAGAATATTGATGATTCTAGGTTACAATATTCCTGCATGTATCTTTCTGTCGAACCACCATCTATTTTAAGCCCTGTTCCTTCAAGCTGCTCCTGTCCAAAAAACTTCGCTGCCAATAAAGCAAGGTCTTTCGCGTCTTCTTCTTCGGCAGCACGAATCATAGTTTTCACCGTGGCTCGTATATTTGATATGCAACAGTTGATGTGTCTGTCCCGCTCGATGATGTAATGGTAAAACTTGTGCCCGCTGTTCTCCCGGAAACTCGCAAAAACCCCGGTGTTCCCCCATCTGTTTGGCTAGTTAAAAAAATGCGGCTGTTTGCTGTTATGGTCGTGTCCGCAACGGTTACGGTTCCCCCTACCAGTGTGGCAACCCCCATCACAGCGTTTAACTGCTTAAGCCACCTGGAAACAGTGCTGCAAAAGTTTCGCATCAGTTGGGGGTCTTGCACGTCCCTGGGGGGAAAGACTATTTCTTTTATCATCACCAAATAAACCCGTCCCAATTATACCCTTGCCCAATAGTGTCCTTATATAAACGGACACTTCCGGTTGCCCAACCCATGGCAGACTCAAGTTCCCCTGCGGATAAACGATACCATATTGCAGTAGTAATAATCAACTGAACATCCGTGGTTAGATAGGCATTGAGAAAAATTGCGATATCTTCAGGTGTGGGTTTGGGGGGGTACATAATTTGTTTCGGGCCTACAGTAGAAATCCCGTTAAACCCTTTCATAACCCAAAGATCAAGCGCGTCTTGGAATGCCATCTCCTGTGATACTTTGAAATAGCCACCATCGCACCAAGATGTTCCCCAAGAGTTCTTGGCAATAAAATAATTCCCGGCGTCGTTATATCCAACAAGAAGGAACTCGTGCTGGCCCCATAGGGGGTTGTCTGGATAAGACACTCTCTGATAGGTTGATGTTGCAGGGAGGGCTTGCAGAGTGGTGCCTACATTCGCAGAGATAAGGACCGGATACCCTGTCGCCATTGCATACTTAATCGTCTTAATAACATCTGATTCAGACACGGATAATGTGGCAATCCGGTAATACTCAGTTACCCTGTGGAGCAGCGCATCATCGTATGCTTGTTGTGACGGAGATACAGCCCACTTGGACAAATCATAAGGCCACAAGGCTTCATTCGGAAGGCCGGATTGATTCGCCGCCTTTAGAGCCACACGAGCAGTAGACCCATAGTCAGAGGTGTTGTACGGGGCAGAAAGTAGTTGCCTGCTGGTGTAATAGTTAAAGAGTTTTGATCTATCGGTGGATGTGTCGAACATCTCTGCACAGGCGCAAGTAGCAGCCGCTGTACAGCTCCCTAATCCCCCCTGAGATTCAATGGGCCTGCAAAAATTTCTTAGGTCAACTGCGTTGGGTAGAGTTACATTCGGATTTTCTCCGAACAGTATGTCTCCAGGTGTTGGTTCAAATAGATAATCTCTTGGGTCAACAGGGTCTGGGGTGAGTTTTGAGAGTTGGATTGTCATTTCACCATCCCGCCGTTATGTCATAAGCCGCCAATGCTGCGACCTTCTCTGCATCAGTTCCTGCGCCCTCACAAATCGCCATCAACGCATTTTTGTGGGCGTGTGAGGCAAGATAAACATTTCTCCCGTAGGCCATTGCAGCAGAAGCCATAGTCAGCATCTCGGCGGGCGTCAGATTGTGGTCTACATTTTCCGCATCCCTGAATGCTTCAATGGTGGTGGTGTCACCTGTAACCACCCTTGCCAAAGCGCCGGAGTGCATTAGATGCACATTCGCGATGTCTTTCTGGTCACGGAGCTGGATTGTGCCGGTAAGCGCATCAGGGAAAACGTATGGGCACCCTGCGGCAATCTTCTCATCTCGTAGGGCGTCGATTTTATCACAGCATGCGGTATGGACAACGGAGTAGTCTGCCAGTCGTGCCGATTCCGCTGCATCACATGCTGCTTCTTCTTCTGCTGTAAATGGAATATTTCCTTCTGCTGTTGCGTGGTGTCTCATCTGATAACCTATGAATTTTTAATGCCGTATAGTCGGAAGGTGCCTGACGTTATATTTCCACTTGCCGATTGAAACCTAATACCTGTCAATGCGGATGTACCACTGTTAGCGGCGAAACCACTTGCATTTTTAAACACCCCTGAACTATTCACAAACGATCCAGTTAAATCTATTCTTTTTGCTAATGTAGTGTCCTGTGGTGCATATATATTAAGTGTGAAACTTGCTCCTTCACCAGAGGCATTACCAAGGGCTGGAGCGATAACTACTGAGGGACCACTGTTAGTCCCATATCCATCGTAATTGTTTATTGTCCCATCAACAATTGATATATGACCATAATACCCAGACGCCACATACGATCCGCCTATTTTCATTAAAAGCAATAAGTTTTGTGCGTCAGTTTGAGTTTTTATCCCGGCAACCTTGATAACATAAAAATCGTAAGTCGAATCAAATGTTGTTTCAATATCTACCGTGGCAGATGAACTTGCTATGACTGTTGACAAATGGACCCAGGCTCCACCAACCTGAGCAGTACCATCATATTTTATCCGCGACAATTTAAACTGCGTAGTCGATACGGCCCGGACAATCACCTGATCATTTACTGCACATGTTACTGTTGCACCACTCGCCACCCCGTCTATCAGCATGTTCGCCCCAGCCGTGAACGAGCAGGCACCAGCACAGATCAACACCCGTTCTGCCCCCCCTTGTGGTGCGTTGGGAAAAGCGGTTGTGGTCGCTGTCCCCGTCCAATCAATTTGGTTCCCCGCAGCACCCCAGATGTCTGCGGTTGTTGCATGAGACGCTACGGTGGCGCGGGAAAAATTCTGCCCCCCCGCAAAGGTGTTTGACCCTAGGTCGGCTTCACCTGCCGCAGAGGTATAATTTGTGCATCTCCAATCCCCTGCCGCATATTCAACAAACTCCGCCTCATCGTTTGCGGCTGTTGTTATACTGGTCCCGCCAGGTAAAACCAAGTCGGTTGAATGGTGGGTAAGGGTAAGGGCCCCATCAAAATGCAGTTTTATTACGGTTCCGATCGCAACGGTTGTTATTGAAGTGATCGCTGCCGTGCCGGTAACATCAAAATAGTTTCCGTCAGTGCCCACCGTCAAAGCGGTTGCGGATGCAACATCAGCCCCTTTCGCCCATTTTTGGATGCCTACCATTCTGTTTGCGCTTTGGGAGATACCGTCAAAGACAGCATTCGTCCCATCTGAGACTACTTTGTCCCTGATCCCTTGAGTTAAAACAACCCCGGCGCCAGAAACAGGCTTAAAGGTAAGCGTATAGCTTCCGGTGGTGTTGTTGTAAACCGCCCACCGTTTCGGCATAGAATCGGGCACGGTTACGCTTATATTGCCAGTGAGAACCCCCGTGAAAACCATCTGCCCATAGAGCGCTTCTGTCAGGGTCAAGGTCACATCCGTGCTACCGGCCACGCTTTTAGACAAAATCCGATCTGATAGCATGGTTTTAGTGGTAATGTTTTTATCACCTGCGGTTATTCCAGCAAGAAATTCCTCGGTGCCATCCGGTGTGGTTTTTTCTTCTTTCCCTGCTACCCGTACTGTTGCCATTTTTACGCCTCCAGTTCTTCTTCCAGCTCTGGGCTTACCAGGAGCGGGGCATTGTCTATGATTACAATTTCAATCTGCCGTTGGTAATAGCTCCCGTTTCTTCTCCACCGCACGGTAAACGTGGTATCGTCAATGGCGGTTATTGACCCGGTTCGATACGAGGCCCAGGTATCAGACCCGTTGTCCCTGTATCGCAGTTGTACAGTTAATGGTTCAGGGGTGGCAGGGATAGCCGCAGTTCTTTTAACGGTCAGTGTGTATTCCGAGGAAAACTTGCGGATTGCAGCTGTTCCGTGGTCAAAACTCCCTGTCCTGATTACTGTCCTTATTTGGGCTGCGTTAGATTCGACAAGATAATAATTGTCAGCTTCGTCCACATAATAATCGCCAGCTTCGTCAACCAAATAATCTCGATTTCCATCAGTGGCGTGATCATCTCTCAGCCGATAAACAACCCCATCCGCTTTGCTCCCGATCAGGTGGTAATTCCACGTGTCTACAAATGCTGGCCTCTGGCCAGCGAACCTGGAGTACGCCGACCCGTCCCATGCACTCCACTCGTACCATGCCCCCCTTCCTTGATTTCCGAGAATGTCAAAGACGATTGTCTTCCCTGCCGTGGGGAGCTGGATCAATACAATATGACGGCCAGCGATGAAAATGTAATCTAAATCTGCATCCGAAAGCGTGTCTTGATCTTGCAAATATTTGGACAGCGATTGCGGGACACCGGCTGGCAACGGCTCAATCGTGCTCCCGCTTAAACGCACCAACTCGCGCCGTTGGTTGATCCAATAAAACTGATTGATCGCAAAACAGAAAGCATTCGGACCGATGATCCCGCCCTCTGAATAATGGCCGTTATATTCCGGTACAAAAGGGGTAAGCCCATCATCAATCCAAACCTCAAGACTATCTGTACCCCAAAGCCATAGGCGGTCATTTCCCACAGCAATGGCCTTTAGGTCATCTGGGATTCTCTCCGGGGAGGCAAAGGTATTACTCCAGCTCGTCGCATCGCCTGAGTCGGAATACTCGAATGTTTCCGGCAGGCTGGTGTCCAAGGCAATCAGCTTTTTATTCATGGTAGCGATATGGCTTACGGTTGTCGGAGCGTCGCCGTCTGTGAGATATGAAGCATTGCCAGAGGTGGGGATAGAGATAATCTTGCCGCCGTTTGCAGCGTAAAGAGCAGTAGCCCAGGCGGAAAAATAGACCTTTTTGGAAAGTTCAGGGACTCCGGTGCCGGTTATCGTTGAATTTGTCCCAGCTGCTGCGGTGATCTTCTTTATGGCTTGGTTCGCCACATGGACAGCGAAACCCGCCTTTTTCCACCAGAACATCCCGTCACAAGCCGATCCTGATTCAAGGTCCACCACCTGATCCAGCCCTGGCCGCTTCCACACCTTGTTGTTTTCATCGACATAGGCATCCTGAAGTACCGCCCCAAGCGTGCCGAGGCCAATTTCGTCTACGTTGCCGTAGCTGCCGAGATAAAGAGGTATTTTCTCAATCATGCTCAGGCCCGAAAAAGACAGAAACTTGCTCCTGATCCCAACCTCTTAGCTCTGACAAAAGGTTGGCAGCCTCAGACTTTAAAATCGCAAAGTCTATAGATGATTTATACTGTGGATAAAGGATAACAGCAAGGTTCTTAACCAACGCCAAGTACCATTCTTGGGGGAAATCCGGGGTGTCTCCGGTTGCATCAAAATCTTCAAGTGGCCGCTGAAAAGTCAGGTTAAGCAAAACATTTCCAGATGTCCCGGTGGGCCAAACATAAAGCACCCCGTTGGCAAGTTGCGGGTCGTAATAAACCATGCTGGCCGGGGCTTGAGTGCTTTTCGTTGGGAGGCGCTTGTATTCCTCGCGGGAAACAACGTCAATTTCTACCTCGTTGCCGCTGGAGTCCTCTCGGCGGCACGAAAGAAGTTTCAGGGGCCGGGCGGTATTAACATTAAGTGTCAGCCCCACGGTGTAGCTCTCTGTGCCAGCCGTCAGCGTGTGCTGCACATCCTTGGTGGGCCAAAGGTTGGTGTAAATCTGCCAGTGCTTTACCATCATGTTTAAGGCGCGGGCGCAATCGGTGGTCTCATCCGTGGTCGGAGACTCCCCGGTTCGCAATGCCTTAAGTTCAAGCAAGGCGTCCTTGATGATATTGTCGCGTGAGGTGCTAAAATCAACCGATCCCGATGTGGTCATTACAAATCATCCTGCGTAATGGCGGTAGTCGCCGGGTAAATTGTCACAACCTGGACTGACCCGTCAAAATCCGTCGAAGGTGTAAGCCGGATCGTGTCCGTGGTGGCCGCTGCCGTAAAGGTGATGTCGCTCAATCCATCCTCAGTAATGGTCAAATCTCCATCCTCGGTCGTGGATGTCACAAGAGAAACAACCACGCTGCCAGCCGTCCGCCCGGTGGTCGTAATCTGCAACAGGTAATTAGCGGCATTTGTCATCCCGGTTACGGCTCGATCAAGTACGGCCGTCCCGCTGCCATGCACGAACTCATACGCCACATCGTCGTGTGTCCACCCGCTGCCAAGTGTCCATCCGGTAGTGGCAGAACAATCATCATTCAGCACCGCCGAAAAAGTCTCAAGCCGCGCGGTTTTCACCGCAATGCGGTCAGCCTTGCCACGCACAAACTCTTGCGGGTGCTGCGGCTCCCAATCCTTCCGGCAAACCATGGCCCCATCCCAACGCTTGCGTATTTCGCTCTTGCGGTAAGTAAAGCCACATTCTTCGCAGACAACGTAATTGTCGCCAGCCCGGTAATGATCGCCGCTATTAGGGGAAGTTGTTTTCATTTACCTACCGGCTGTGAAATGGCCATTTGAATTTCTGCCGTGTCGGTGTAGCTGTTAATCACAAGGCGGATTGCCCTTGCCCCGACAGACGCGCTTGCGGTGGTGTCTGCCGTCTTCCCAGATAATGCGGTGATCGCTATCCACTGCGCTGTCTCTCCGTCCTGGATGTCGTTGTAGGTCTCCAACACGGTAAAGTTAATCGTGCCGGTAATATCCGTGGCAATGGTACAAGCAGCTGTTGATTTTGCGTCAATCGGAATTGTCTGCGTTGCCACCTCGTCAACCCAACCAATATCAAAGGTATCTGCTCCTATGGTGGCAGAGGGCGTAACAGACGTAAGCGTCAGATAGTACCCGGACGATTCAACCGTAGCGGATGTCCCAGGGGCATTAATGGTCTCGGTTTGCGCTTTACCATCCGGGCTTGTGCCAACCAAAACAAGTGTTTTTGCAGAATGGTCCGTCGCAGAGTCGTTCCTGATGCTTACTTGGTGCGCAAGGCTGTCCCCGGAAGTCGTTGCCGTTAGCGCAAAGTCTACACCGGTAGCGTTGCTTCTTAACCCGGTAAGGCTTGCATTTGCAGGGTCAATATCAAAGACTTTTGGTCTCATCTTCTACTCCTTAAAAAAGGGGGCCGAAGCCCCCGTTATGGTATGAGATTACGAGTCAGCCCCAATTGCCGGAAGAACGAAACCAGAATTAGAAGTTCCGTCTCCGATATACAGATTGTTAAACAACCCATACTGTACCGCGTTGGCTGTTACCATGATGGCAGCGGCGATATCCAAGGCGCGAACGGTGTTGTTCTTGATAATCCCGCTCCCGGTAGTGGCAGTAGTCGATACCAATACCGCGCCCGTGGCGGTGTCTGTGTTCACACAATGAACGTCGTTGTCGCTTATCAGCGCGGCGGTCATTACAAGAGCCGCATGACTCACAAGCTGAGACACGTTGTTTTGTGCCACGGTTTGAATAACCCGGTTCCCTGTCACCGTTAGCCCGGTCATGGTATTAAGTACCACAATGGGAGCGGTAGACTTTGTGGTGGCGTCGGATTTAATATAACAATCCGCAACCGTCAGGAAGTCAGAGTTGGTAGAAACGGTTGTTTTCACCGCCGACAGGAAGCCCAAAATGGCGCTGGTGTCGGTGAATGAGCAGTTTTCAATGGTGAAGTGTGCAGCCGCAGCCAGGGTGAATGCCGCCGCGATTGACAGGAAATTGCCGACAAACTTGCAATTCTGGATTGCCATGTTGTCAGCAGTAACCGGGATGGTTGCAGTGTTGGCGGTGGTAAAGGTAAAAGTCGGACGTTTGGTGCCAGAACCTAACCCAATGACCGCAACTCCGGCCACATCAAAATTAAGCGCGGTGGCAGACGCGACACTCTCCGCATGTCCTGGTTTAATGAAGATGACATCTCCACGATCTGCGGTACACTGAGACAGCGCATACTCAAGAGTGGAGAATGGGCTGTTAAAATCGCCTTTGTTCCCGTTTGACCCACCACGCTGCCCAGGCATAAGTCCGGTAGTGCCGTTATAAACCCAAAAAACCTTACCAGGGTGCGTCTGGACGATAGGTACGCCGCGCAACATAACTCCGCTGGCGAACCCGTTAGGATAATTACTGATAGCCATGATATTTCTCCTGTGAACCCGTTAGGGTGCTTTATGCAAAGGGGCCTTTCGACCCCCTCACAGTTTGTCGGTTAGCAGCCTTTGCCGCCCTTCCCTTTCTTTTTAGTTTTCATTATGCGCCCGCGCTCCCAAACAGCCCGCGAGGATCGGCCCAACCGTAACCTTTACGGATAGAACCTTTCATTTTGGCGTTTTCGGTGTCAAAGTCGTTGTCTTTGGCAAACTCCACCGCCCGGCGATTCTGTACAATCATGCCTTCGGGCGCGTTGGTCTTGATAAACCATGCGTCAGAGTCCGTCAGGTAGTGGTTAACCGCTACACCGTCAGGAAGCATGCCCATTTTCTTCAGGGCGTTGATGTCGTTGTTGGCCGAACCACTCTGTCCCAGAGACTCCAAAATGCGAGTTGCCTCAAAGGTCAGCTGCGGCGGGATAATGAGTTTCTTGCCGATAAGGGAGATGCGAAGACCCTTAGAGTCGGTGGCCTGCATGATCTGGATCAGCAAGTCCTCAATGGACGCCTCGGACAGATCAGCAGCAACAGACAGAATGTTGCTCTGGTTTCCGTTTTCGTTCGGATGCGATGCACTGAGCAAACACACACCGTCGCCGCCGAGATATGAAGAGTTGAACGCACGATTCAGGACGTTTGCCCCTACGTTCTCCTCAGTCTGCCGGATAGAAAAGGCAATGTACCGGCTGATCCGCATTGCAATGGACTCGTACTGGCCGTCCTCGATAGCCTCACGGGTAACGATGCCGCCGATGCCGTAAGTAATGTTATTAATCCGAGAAGTAAAGCCCTGTTTTGCGTCCTCAAAAGAAATGCTGTGCCCCTGCGATTTTACCGGGGCCAATCCGAGGCCGACATACTGGACGCGTTCCTCGTAGCTCTTATCCGAGGTTTCCGTATCGAAAATCTCGGTGAACTCGGTGGGATGCTCGTCATAATTATGGCCAAAATGGGCTTTTACGCCGGGCCAAAGGTCTTTGGGGTGTGCCCCTGTTGACATTACCATGATGTTATCTCCTTATGCCGCCGTGATTCCGAGGAATCTACCAGTGGTGTTTTCGTTGGTATTAATCAAAACTTCCCACACAGCGTCATCTGCCAGGGTATTATCTTCAACATCTTGAATTCCGATGATGTGAAGTGTGAAGTTTTGCGTGGTGTTCGGAGCAGTGGTAGTGCCTTCATCAAGGTTGAACCCAGAAAGTCCGGTCGAGGTGCTGCCTGCCGCCGTGGCGATCATGACAGCATTCTGGCCGGGAAATACCGAGGTCGGAGTGCCGCCGCCGTCGCCACGGATCGCAAACACCAGATCGGCGGTGGCCCATGCGATATACACATAACCGCCTGTAGATGCAGGAATGTAGACCTTGCCCAGGTCGTCAGGGTCAGGCTCGATACCGACAATAACGCCACGAATCAAGGTTCCAGCGGTGCCAGCAGAAGCGATGACGGTGGGATAACGCCCGGTGGGGTCTTTGTCCGCCAGGGTAGTAGAGAAAAGAACGGGGTCGCCGATGAAAAGTGCGGTGGCATAGTTCGCGCTCACGTAGCATTTCTGGATTGATCCGTTCCAAGGTGCGCCGCTGAGGTAGCGGACAGGCCGAAGCCCGAAAGAGGAAACAGTGTTTGCCATGATAAACTCCTTACGCCTTAAGGCGTGTAATCAACAGTTTTAACGTAGGTGCCGCCCTTGTCAGGAGATACCCCATGATGCGACAACCCGGTAGGATTTCCACCGCGAATAGCCTCATCGACTTTGGAATTTGTTGCTTCTTTTTTGTCCTGGTCTTCCTTGTGGTACTTTTCGTCAATGGCCATCAGGTAGGCATATTTCGGCTGGCCACCCTTATGCGTGCCAACCAGCTTCTTGATAGCCCTGTCACGTTCCTGCACTTCCTTTCCTTCACCTACGGCCTCCGATCCCTTGGCCTGGATAAATTCATACCCGCCATCCTGGGCCTGTTCCAATCGTGACCCGTGATCATCATCGTTGATCCACCTGGGGACTTTTCCGGCTGCTTTTAATTCTGCCTCTGTGTTGCGGTCCAGTGTCATTTTGCGACGAGGAACCCCAAACGGTACGCGCTCCCTTCTGTCCTGCTTGCCTCTTGCCATGATCTTGCTCCTTATCCGGCGAAATACTCAGCCGCGTATTGCTCTTTGGTAAACTTGCGCCCTTTTTCCTCAAAATTCTTCGCCAGCCGGTCATACTGTTGCTGAGCTTCGCGGGGTACGTCAGAAAAATTTTTACCCCCTCGCTTGCTGCCGCCCGTAGGTGTTCCGCCTTCAACCGCGCCGGGTTCATCACGGCGGGGATTCGTAAACTTATCCGGGCGGGCTTTTTTGATCCGCTCTGTAACGGCCTCATAGATTTCGGCCAGCGGCTTGCCGGGACTCTCTTTGACAATCTCGCCGCCGAGAAAGTCCGCGTATTTCGTCAATTCTGGGTCGGACTGATACCAGTCGTTTTTATCCCGCCATGAATCAAAGACCGGGTTCGGCACCGGTCCCTGCACCGGCACAGGTGGCGCAGGGGGCCGAGTGTTTGCTTTGGCCACTTTCACCTTCTGGAATGTTTCCGCATCCCCAGCCTGGAAAGCCTCAAGCTCTGCCGCGTCGAGGGTTCTCAGCTTTTCTTCATGCTCGGCTTTGGCTTTGGCGTAAGCATCGGCTTTGATCTGGTTGATCTCGTTCTGGTTGATCTTCAGGGCCATTTCCAGATCAGCTTTTGCTTTCTTGAGTTGGTCTTTGACAATGGGCAGGATGTTCTCCCCCCTGGACACATACTCTTCAGCAGGCACCCACTTTTCGGGGTCGCCTTTCCATTGCTCCTTGGGGACGTGCCCCATTTCCGCTGCTCTTTCATCTACCGTCTTTTCGCTCATGCCTCTACCTCCAAAATTGCTACAATGGCCTTGTCGTTGATTAGTCGGTACTCCTCTCCATCTTTACCCTTAACCAGTGCGCCGTCATACCGATCATGGCGGATGCGATAGCCTACCTCCGGTCGAACCAACCAATCCGGGTCGGTAAAGGCGATAGATCCAATGGCCACAATTACCCCTTCTTCCTTGGAATACCTCTCCTTGTCCTGGGTCTGCTCGGTAAGGATAATTCCACCCGCTGAAACCTTCTCAACCGGGTCTGGCTTCACCAAAATCTTGTACTCCACCGGCCAAATCCCGCTTTTGTTCTCACTCATCATCTGCCTCCAAATTTTTTATTTCCTCAACCATGTCAAACTTGCCCTTGTGGTACGCCACCAGACATGCCGTCTCCGATGGGTTCGGGGCCGACAGGTTCACCGAGTTGAGGCATGCCACTTGGCATTCCACTTGGTGCTCCTTGAGCCGAGCCAATACCGCCTTGGTCAACGGGTCCGCCTTCCATGCCTGCATTTCTTCCTTGGTCATTTGTCTGCCTCAACGTGTCTAGTTCTGACTTGTATTGCGCCAACTGCGGGCCGAGTTCTTTTGACTCTGCGTTGGCGATTGCTTCAATGGCCTTAGCGTAAATCAGGGATGTTTCGGCCTTGACCTTGTTTGCTTCGCCTTGTGCCTGTATTGCTTTCATCTGCAATTCAACAAATTTCGGATCTGGTGGGGCTTTCCGTTGGTCTGCCGGGACAACCAGCGCCTCATAGTTCGGGATTTCGAGGGCTTCAAGAAATCGCTTGTTTATCTCGTCAGCGTTTAAGCCGGGGTCGCCCTTCATCCCCATCAGCATCTCTGCCTTAGCCATCTTCTGGATGGTTGTCGATACCTGAGGGTCTGCTACCGGCTGTACGTCTGTCCCGTCGTTCTGGAAATCGGCTTTCCCTATTTGCTGCATCTCCTTGCTGTCAATCACCTGAAAATATACTTCCGGGTCAAGGTACAGCCCATTCAGTTTATAGAGCTTGGAAAACTCCTGCTTCATGGATCGGTAAATCCGCTTATAGACAGCGGAAAAAACTTGCATCCCCTGCTCTACCCTGGCCATCGTCGTAGTAGCGGTTTCCTGGTTGCCCTTGCCGCCGGTGAAAATGTCCTGTACCCCTGTCACATCCTTTACGCCCTGGATCAACATTCCCAGGAGGTTGAACAGCACAGGGGAAGGGCCGGGGAATTGCATCTGCATAATTCCGTCACGGATAGGCATATTCGCGGGGAGGGAAATCTGCTTAAACTCTCCCATGGTGAACTTCACCGGCCCGCGCTTGCGGTTGATGCTTACGCCATCACGGACAAACCCTCCGCCCAGGTTGGAAAGAGTGCCAGCGTCGAGCATCTGGTTGATGGTGGTGTCTACAGAGTCGGTAAGAGGCCCGATAAGCTGGCCGAATCCGATATCATAAAACCCTCCGTCTGGGGAGGGAATGAAAGCGTATTTGGTGAAGTAGTCTGCTTTTGTGATCTTCGCTATCTTCGCCCCCTGCTGGTCCAAAACAGGTAGCAACATTTCGGGCGGAATGCCTTTATCCAAAAGCTTCTTCAGGTTTGCAGTTTCAGTCCCGACCTTGACGGTAATCCCCTCCGGGTAATACGCGGCCTTAATCCTGACCACCTTTTCCGAATCAACATGAACCGTGACACAATACGGCTCCTTATACCCGTCATCGTCCAGATCAATCAAAAGGTGCTGCTCGTAAAACTCCTGCAACACCTCATCTTCCGAGTCAGTCTGGCTGATATTAAGGTCAACGTCCGACCACACGCCCATTCGCTGCCGCTCGGTTATCTCTTGTGGGTAGAAGCGCAGCCGGTGCGTCTGCCGTGGGCATGTAGTAAGGTCTTTTGTCTTGTAGTCAACGATGAAGTCGCATGGCCGAATCCACTCCGAGACGTTGCGTTTCAGGCTGGGGTCGTAGTATGTCTTCTTAAACTCACATCCTTCGATAGGCAAAGCCAGAATGAGCTTGTCCATCTGCTCATCCCATTCGGTCATCTCTTCGAGAATCTGGTAGTTCATGTACTGCGCGACACGCTTGGCCTGCGCATTCTTCCTGCCATCATGGTCGGCCCCGGTAACTTGGCCCTTAACAACCTGATTGCCTTGGACAACAGCTGGATAACAACGGGCATGAAATTGGAGAGCGGCTACGGTTACAAGCGGGTATTTGACGTTAGATGCGCCAGACCACGGGAAGGTTTTCTCTTTAACAACTTGGAGGGCCAGGTCCATTGCCTGCTCAGAACGCTTCCGCCACTCATCGCGGCTTCCGTCATCATCGTTGGCGTTCTTTACCGCGTCCTTGCCAATCTTGGTCAGCAAACCGTGATCAAGATCATCAACAAGATTGGGAGATTGAGAATACCGCAACAGCAAGGCAAGCGGTGATTCTTTCTGAGGCTCTGTTTTGTCTATCTCTTGTTCCATTCCGCCCCTTAAACGCAAAAAAGCCAGCTATCCCCAGTTGGAGATGCTGGCCTCAATTGTTTTGATAGCCGATATAATTAGTTTTTAATTTGCAGAATGCAACCAGGCAGGATTTGAACCTGCGGCACCAACAGATATGGTTTCTAGGCAACCTCCGCTGGCACTATCCTAGACAGCATGGCTTAATCATGCTTTGTCAGCAATAATCCTCTCTGCCACTGGCACATTCATCGCTTTTCCTGTTCTAGTTTTTCCTGCCCAATAAGAATGCTGTTCGTTTTACCGCTTTCGGTGGCATAAAAGTAACTGCGGTTGGCTTAATAAGCAGCCGCTCACCCTTCTCTTCCATAAGTTTTTTCATTGCTTCAAGGGCCGCTAATAATATCTGCTCGCTTAAGTCGTCTTTACCCATGCTTTTCGCCTCTAGGTTTGAAGCATTGCTCTTTTTTCACATGTACCACGCGACCATGTTCAAACTTTATACGTATTTCACCATAAAAACAAGAAGAAAATGCAAGACTTACATGTTCGTCAACAAATTTCTTGTCGTTCGTTTGGTTTTCTTGCATCAGTAGCCCGTCACACTGTTACGAGTTGGCCCCTGGAAGTCGTATTCGTCATCGTCATATTCCGCTGGCTTGGAGTACCCAACCGCGAACGTTCTAAACCCGTCAGATCCGTGTGAACACCAATCATGCAGGGGTCGGTTCCCTAGTTTCTTTTTTGTCTCGTCATACTCTGCTCGATACCCTTCTAGCGCGGATATTCCACGCGAACACTTCTTCTCGTCAAACCAGCAACTCCCCAGAATATTACGAACAGCCGGGATGTGCACCTGTACCAAGGTATCAATGTTGCGCACCCTGGAAACAACCTGAATCGGCCTGATTCCAAGATTCTCAGCAACCTCCCTCCGGCTCAATGCAATTTCAGAGTTAGTCATTTCCCGCTGCTCTGCATCGTGCGGCATGTGGTGGTTTCCGTAGGTGTACGGGAGTCCTTTCAGGTGTTTGCTGTAATGCTCCAGACCGAACCCGGTGTTTTCGTAGTAATCAATCACGTGGTGGGATTGCCCTACATGCTGTATAAACCAGATTGTCATTGAGTCGTCAATGCCCAAGTCCCAGTAGGTATCCACCTCGAAGCCCTTTTGCCACGGAACGACACAGATTCGTCCCTCTTTCCGCGCTTCTGCCATCTGCTTTGCATAGTACGCGCCAGGGACACACCCCTCAAAAGAGCAGTAATACTCCTGGTTGAAAAGAGCCTCGCCCTCATTATCCCCATAGATCGAAATCAACCCCGCCTTAATGTTGGCGAGTTGTTGGGCGTTAAATATTCCGGTGTCATCCGCTGTGAGCAGCTCGGCAAACCAATCATCATGCTTTTTTGCATGATCGTACATCGTCTTGCCGTGGTTGTTGCCACGCGGAGTGTAAGGGAAGATTGCCCACCCGCCGTTTTCCTCAAGGATAGGCTCGATAAACGCCCACGCTCTCGGATCAGCTAACGACCACTCGGAGAAGACAACCCCACGGGGAGGAGAGCCAACCAGCCCGTCAAAGTTATCTGAGCCGACGATGTTCCAAACGGACCCACCGACCAACTCAATCTTCATTTCCTGCTGGTTTGTTTTGGTGCGGATTTTAAGCGGGAAGGCTTCGTCTATGCGCTTTTTGCCTGTGTGGGGGTTTACTGCGTCCCATAATGCACGACGACCATGGGAGTATTCGGGTAGCATATGCCAGTAGTTGCCGGGGTTCTGCATTGCGTCGCACGCCGTCCAGTGTAGGGCCACTTCGTCCTTGCCTGCCCTCCGGTGCCAACATTCCACTGCCCGTTTCCCGCCACCCTCCAAATAACGCCACACCGGGAGCTGGTATGTGCGCGGGGTCCAGTTGTTCGGGAGTCGAATGATCGGCATTTGTTAGGGTGTTTCTCCGGCTTTTTGAGACACTTTTGTTGATATAGTTGAAAACTAATTTTTCAAAATGGAGTAGTTATTCGCCAAACTTGACCACCTGAACCACAAGTGGCCCGCCATCGGGGCCGGTAATCTCTTGTTTATCACCGTACTTCTTTGGGCGGAGCTTGCTGGCTAACCATTTGCGCGTGTCAATTCTCAGCCGAGAACGAGATATGTGGTCATGGTCCGGGCTTATTCTTCCTGTTTCCGGGTCAACCACTTGATCGCGTCTGCCGTCATCGGCAATCTCAAGCATCTCGTCAGCCATCCAATCGGCTTGGGACTCCTTCGCGCGCGCATATTTGTCCGCCAATTCTTTGTCTTCATCCAACCATTCCATGATTGCGGTATGGCCCGGCAGTGTGTTGCCATCGTGCCCGTCAGTGAGTATGCGGCCCAGGCTGCGGGATGATGTTGCTATTGCGTCACACACTATACGCATTACTGCGGGCCGATCCCATGCTTGGCCGTTGAGCATAAGCGGGTGTTTGGGTCTCGGACCCTCTGGCTTCGCCTTGGCTTTCGTGCGCTGCGTTGTCATCTAGGCCCCCTACCCGGCAATAGCCAGGACAATCAGTATCGCAGCAACATCGACCCACTGGCTAATCGTACAGCCAATGATAACCACACCAGCAATCAGGCATACCCAACGGATTATCATTTGTCTGGCCACTCGATATACCACATATTCCCTACATTCTCCCACAAAAACCGCGAAAAATCAAGAAGATTGTCCGCCGATGCCGATGATTTTCAAAATCTCATCCAGGCTCGACACAATCGCATAATGCCCGGTCCATGTTGCTTCTAGGTTCTTCTGGCTTTGCTTCTTTGCCGATTCAAGCACCTTGCCTGTTTTTTTGCTTACCGTGTTCCTCTGCGTGGCAATCCACACACTTAACCTCCATTTCCCCACTTAACAATCTTTCACGTACCAAATCAATCAGTCCGTCCCAATCTATCCCGTGGACATGATGCACGTTGATCTTCACCTCTCGCCCCTTTGCCTTGCTCTGCTTCTTGCCGCAAGAACATGTACCATTCGCGTCCTTTATGCACTTGGCCCGCTCACGACTACGTAGAAATAACTGCCGAAGCGCGGAGCGTATCTGGCTGCTGGGGGTAATTGGCTTCTTGCGGCTCATGCAATCTCCTTTTCTCAGCTAAAGCCGCCCGTTATTTCTGGCGTTAAAACGCTTTGCCACCGTGTTTATATGGCCGCGTTTTATTGTAATTGGTCTTCGCAATAACGGCCTCGGCCACCCGCCATCCCTTCGCCGCTGCCACGTCCATGATACGGATCACCACATCAGCAAGCTCAGCCTCGGCTCCATTAAACTCAGGGATGTGGTTATCGGGCGGATTGCCGTGGCGCAATGCCTCAAGTGCCTCCGAAAGCTCAGAGTGCATAAGGGCTATCAATTCCCCCTCGTTGCGATCACCTTTCCACCATCCTTTGTCAATGGCGTTGCGGTTTATCTCTCCAGCCAGGCTGTTAAATGCGTCAACAAACATAGTGCCTCCATGGGTTTTAACAATTCGCGCGGCGTTCCGGCTGGGACTGGGCTGGTTATTTTGCCGATCATTACACACATAATATCACGTTTTTATGCACACTTACAAGCTATTTCTGCCGATCATTCTGCCGATCATCATGCCAAAATCCTCCTCGCGACCTAAAGGATGACCTGAGATTATTAATAAACGATTTAAGCCCCCACCGAGTTATGTCACAGGTGATGAGTTTTATCTTGATTAGTTGAGCGTTAAGTTTTTTCTCGCAATCGGGGCAAACTTGAGCAACGCCGTCAGTCTTGTACAAAGACAACAAGTCAACCAACCCGGTCCCAACCTTACCGCAAATATCACAAGCCATACTACACCCCCCTTGTTCTGGTAATTTTACCGATCTCAAACCAAAAAACAACAGGTGTTTCGGTTGAAACTATTTGACCGAATCTCTCTGCTATCCTGAATTGCCCGCTGTCTCTGCGCAATCTTCGTACCTGTTCTGAAATTTCATCACGAAATTCTTCCAAGGTAAATGCCGCCTTTCTATTATTACACGGGCGACATGCCGGGTTGAGGTTTCTAATATCGTTTAGCCCGTATTCTGTGAATTTCGTGCACCCGACAATCAAGCACCCATACTCCTCGGAATAATGCCTCTTTGGAATAATATGGTCAACCTGCATCTGCTTTATAGTAATTTCAGCTCCGCAGTACGCACAACGACCGCCATATTTTTGATGGATTTTACTCCGCAATTTTCTACCCCTCCCTTGTCCAATCACACCCTGCAAAGATATTCGTCCTCTCCGCTGGTGTGCCATCTGTGAAAAATCCGCACCCCTTCACAAACGCCCTTGTTTTTAACGCCTCGCTGCCATTTTCCAGCACCTCCTGCACCAGCATCTTCCGCCCGTTGTGATAAACAACCTCGCCCACTGCACAGGTGTATTCCTTTGCCTTGACATGCTCCCGCTTCTTCTGTCCGCGCCGGTAATACTTCTGTCCGTCCAGGGTGTAAACGGCGTACATGATCCGCTTTCCGGTAGCCATTACTCCGGCCTGCATGGTGTGGCTGATCTTGACCCCGATTTTCCGAAGCATACATATCCGGGTCTTGAGTTGGGATATTCCGTGCTTCTTGGCTGTGATAAAATCCAGCGGGCCAGCGTTGAGAAGTTCGATTACCTTTTCTGCTTGGGTCATTAATATTATCTTGGCCTCTCTATTTCTTCTGCTACAATTTGTCCAAGCGTCGCACCGTGTAGCCGTGCTATTCGAGCGCATCGTTCACGCTCTTTCATGGTTGCGGCTTTCTCTATCTCTGCCACACGCTTGTTTGCCAGCACCTCGCGTGCTTCCCATCCTGCTTTAAACGCGGTCTTTGCAATCGCTAATTGTTCGACACTTAACTCAAAATCTCGCAGGCTTCGCTTGAACATGGTATACGCTACCGACATTTCGCTCATTATCTCCCCTCCTGCCGCAGGGCGTTGACCTCTTTTTCCAACTCGGCTATCCGTGCATTGGCCTTTGCAAGTAACCGCCATGGAGATTTTTCAAGCTTTTCTTGATATGCCTTTGAAGATTTTTCTTTTCGCTCCTTGACGGAATCCGGGTGGTGCTGTTTGCAATAACCATCCCTCACTGCGGTTCTGGTGCACCTGTGATTGTGGTGTCCTTCCCAAACCTGTTTTTTGCATTTCTCCATTATCTCCCCTCCTTGTGTATCAGCCGCGACACTTGCCGCCAGCCGCCTTAATTGCTGCCATTACCGCCTCGTACTTCTCCCGTGGGCATTCCACCGACAAAAACAAAAAGTCCTGTTTTTTCTTCCACAGCCTAAAATATGTTTCCAAAGACTGGTCTTTTTCAGTATCACCGCCAAGAACCACATAACCAGATTTTATCTCAACAATGGAGTTATCAGGCAGATCGTCATAATCTTCCACCTCGGCCCCATCAACGTGGATCAACACATCGTCGTGGTAAATATCGCCACCCCACAATTCAGAGTCTTTGTAAAAGCAGTTCCACTCTGCGCCTGTTGTTTTCATTCTTCCCTCCTTATCAGCCGAGCAATCTTCCGCGCTTGCTGCATCTTTTTTTGCTCCTCTGCGCTGATCGTGCGCCGGGATTTTCTCCCCCCCTTGGCGCGGCCTTCGTCTTTTATTTCTGTTCCACATTTAGGGCATTTCATGCTTCGCAATCTCCAAAGCAGTACGAGTGGCACTTGTTACACCGCCCAACATGTCCTTTTTTGCTTCGGTCATTCTCGGCCATCTGAGCTTGCTCGTTTATCGCTACTTCCTCTGCGCTCAGTGGTGCCGTTTGTTCAACCGCTTTTGGCTCTTCGGTTGCGGTGATCTCTCCGTCAAACCCGCCGCACCACATGCAGTTGATGTATGCCTTGGTCATTCCCATCTCGGCCATTTTGTCCCGCGCTGCTGCCATGTAGTTAATGCCTTTGCCTGTGTCCTCTACCACAATATCTACCCCTGGGGTCTTGGTGGAGAAAGACTGCCATGCGTAGCCTAGTGCTTTCCTTGGGTCGCCGGTGTAGCTGCTGGGGATGATGTTGATTACGGTCATTTTGAGTCTCCCTGTGTTTTGGTTATGACTCACCGTATCATAGCAAGTTATGTCTTGCAAGGTTTATTTTGCATTATTAATCTTTTTATTTCCCTGTCAGACATGCGCTGAATATTTTCCGCCTGGTCGGTGGTGAGTTCTCCGGCCAATAATCGGCGAATTATGCCGAGGCGGTATTTGCCTACGTCCCAAGGTGTTTTCATTGTTTCAGAAAGGCACATCGTCTCCCATGTTTTGCGCCTGGTGCTGGTTCCCTGTGTCCTTTTGGGCCTGTTTCGGCTGCCCACTTTGGTAAAACACCTTTGCGTTTCCGATGATAGGTGGCTTGCGGCCCGCCTCCCGATCCTCCTTGCTGGCCGACTGTGTTACCGTGCCGTTGTCTCCGTACTCGCTTGTTTCTTCGGTGTCGAGGAATAGGGTTAGGTCAAGATATTTCCCATTTTTCCCCTGGTATAGCTTGTCCTTATCTATCTTGGTCACATCCAGCTTGACCGAAATTCCCATTTTCATTTTCTGCTCCTAATCTTTCTGCCATCCGCTTAATGCGCTTTCGGGTTTTCTCTCTTTTGATTTTGCCCATTTTATATTTGCATGTGTGATAAATTTCCGCACATCTTCACCAATCGGGCCACTTGCCCCCCATTCTATTTTTGAAGAAGGATCGCACCCGAAAAAATCCTTGTACTTGTGTAGGCTCCAACCATACACGCCTCCGCGTCCTACACGAAACCCCTTTTCAACCGCATACGAGTTCAACCCAGACAAGAACGCTTGTTTTTGCGCCAAAGTATACCCTTTCCGGTTTCTCTTGACCTCTTGCAGTTCCCCTGCTTCTGTTTCCACGTCTGCGATGTGTTCCGCCACCAGGCCGCAGGCCGGACACTTGCAAGCCCCTGCCGGTTTCAAATATTCGCATGACGGGCAGAGGATGGGCAGTTTTTCCTTTTTCTCCTTTTCTTTTTTGTCTTTCGCTTCTTTTTTCTTGCCGTCATCAAGCTCAGTAAATTCAATATCGTCGATAAACCCCAACCGCTCATTATTTCCGGAGTGGTCAAGAATAACACAGTCTATTTTTCCTTGTGAGGTGCGAAGACCACGGCCTATTTGCTGAATATGCCGCATTAGCGATTTTGTGGGGAGTGCCTGGATTATGCACGAAACAACCGGGCAATCAAACCCTTTTGTCAAAATATCAACACAAGAAACAATTTGTGTTTCAAGGTTTGCAAGCCGCCTTAATATCGCCGCCCTGGTATCCTTGTCGGTGAAGGAGTCAATGTGTTCTGCCCTCACGCCAACTTTGCAAAACTCCCGGACAATGTGCTTGGAGTGCGCCACGTTTGTTGCAAAACATATTGTTTGCCGGCTTCCACCCTTCTCCATCCAGGTCTTGATGATATCTGCTACGATCTTCGGTTTATCTGCCCGCTCTCCCAGCTCTTTTTGGTCATAATCTCCAGCAATCGTCTTAACCCCGGACACGTCGATGGTTCTTGGTCCGTAAACCTTGAAGTCTACAAGGTGGCCCTGCTCGATAAGTTGCTTTGCGGTTACAGGAGAAATTAAACCGTCAAAATGTTTGCCTAGTCCCTTTGTGAAAGGAGTGGCGGACAGGCCGACAATAAAGCTCCCCTCGTTCTCTGCGAGTAATCTCTTGTGCGCAGCGTGGAATGTTTGCACTTCATCCACAATAATTAGGTCAAATTGTTTCGTCTTTCTGCGGGCCAGCGTTTGGATAGAACAAACTTGTACTTGCTCTGCGGGATCATAACGCGGATGGTCGCCCTGGATTACCCCGTGAGACACCCCCTCCATGTCCAGCCGGGCCGATGTTTGGTTTATCAACTCGATCCTGTCACACACAAAACCACACCGAAGACCTTTTGCCGCCGCCTGTTTTATCATGTGTGTAGAAATAACTGTCTTCCCTGCCGCCGTTGCCAGCATGATAACCAGCTTCTTTTTTCCCTGGCTAAAAAACTTTCTGGCCTGATTGACTGTCTCTATCTGGTAATCACGCAATTTTGTTTCTGGAAATTTAAACATATCACCCGCCATATCTTGAAACAGAATTAAAAATTGACTGTATCTCGTGCTCTGGCAATGGTGGGTCGCATGCCAAACCTTCTCGTAATGCCTCGCTCCACAAGTCGCTACCACGAACCCCCCTCGATATGGCCCCACACAAGCGCCTCATAACGTGTTGGTTTCTATTGCCCTCTCCCGCCCCATAAGACCCCTTGTAGTCGCCGCTGGTGTTCGCGGCATACTTGGGGGCGGAAAAAAGTTTTCTGGCTGGTGGAGGCCACTTCTCGCACGCCTCAGCAAAAGTTATCATGTTTGGCTCTGGTCGGTAAACGATTGTGGATAAAAAAGGCTCATGCTTGTGGTGGTAGAATCCTGGCACCCTCATAACGCGGGGCAAGTCACAAACCTTAACGTCACCGTTGTATTTTGCCGCTATGCTTTGCTGTATCTGCTTGAACCCAGCCAGGGGGCAATCTGCAATACGCCAGTAAGCATGATATTTTTTAGATGACGTTTCCACCACCATGTCCGGCATATCGTCAAGCACCGGGTCAAGAGGTGCGCCATCAAGGTCAACAAACACACAGCGAACCCGCATCACATCTTCTGCCTTTCTTCCCTTGCCGTTTGTTTCATTCACCACGGCGTACACCCCGGCACCTTGCCCGTTCAGGTAGTTCAGTTTTTCACCCAACTGTGTCAATGTGCCATGCTCAACCCGTGTGAGTTTAAATCTTTTGTCGCCTTTGTCCGCTTCTTTGTCGGGAAAAGTTTGCCAGGTGATTAGACCGCCAAGGAACGACTCGAAAAGTTTCTGTTGGTTTTTCTGGGTTTCGGAAATTTCCATTTTCTAAATCTCTCCCCTATACCTTCCTGGTGTAATGTGCTCTGCTCTGATCTACTCTGGTGTGTCGTCACGGCGTCACGGCGGCGTCACGGCGGCGTCAAGAACCCCAAGGAAATAAATTTCTCAAGGTCTGGCTCTGCATCTAACTGGCAGATTTTGCGCAAAAAAAACGGATCAGCAGGTATATCTCCCGCGTTGTCAGCAGCCACAATCCACATGGATATAAGTTGTCCCTTTTCTGCATCTGACAAGCTGGCCCATTTCTGG